AGCAGGTTCTGCTCCCCGCGTAAAAGGCACACGCGGATTAGTCCAAAAGTGTCTCGTAGTGCTCGTCAATGTTCTCCGGATTTACGGGCTGAAAGGCAGGATCGAGCTCAAAGGCAGCGTCGACCACTGGATGTCTCTCGTAGAAGAGTGTGACGGGGATTGGGTGAAGGTGGCCAAATACAAACTGGCCGCACACTTCGCCTTCCACACCAAACAACCCCTCCCAGAGAAACCATTCAGTGGCCACGACCACCCAGCCTCTCTCTTCTCAGGGAGAGCGGGACGTTTTCTGTCCCTCCAACTGCGACGACTCCCAACACAGCCGAGAATGTCCCTCCTCGCTTCAATAAAACAGGCGAAGAAGGGCATGCCTCGTGTCGGCAGGGAAATCCTCAAACAGAAGGAGGCTGAGCTCGTGACCAAGCTTACCAGCCCGTGGATCCAGACGAAGGGAAGGGCATTCTTGATTCAGTGGAGTGACATCGGGGAGGACTTCCACCCAGGTGTCGAGCTCTCGCTTAACAGATCTACATTTGAGGCACAGCTTCGCCGTACCACAAGTGAGATCTTCCGGGGAGTCTCCTACGACGCCAAAGACCGAGTCAAGGCCTTCTTCCCATCCACCTCGGCTAATTACATAAACAACCGTAAGAACGCTGGAGCGATCGGATCTATCATCGACCACCCAACGTTATTGAGGAACTTACGGAAGCCGGGGGGATTCATTGACTACGAGACCAAAGAGAGTGAAGAAGAGATAAGCGCACAGGACCGTCCGTGGGTCCGAAGTGACACTGTCGGCTTCGCCGACGCATTCAAACTGCTCTGGCTGCGCATCCTGGGGGAGGCGCAGAGAGAAGAAAACAATGCCGAGCCAGTCGCCCTTCCAGAGGCGTTAAAGGTTCGAGTAATCACTAAGGGCCCACCATTCATACAAACGGTCCTCCGATCTCTGTGGAAAAAACTACATACGACCTTGCGGAGGCACCCTGCCTTTGCCCTCATAGGAGAGCCTGTCAGCGAAGTTTACATGCTGGACAGACTCGGGGCTCGGCTCGGGGACTCAGAGGGGTATGTGAGCGGCGACTACCGGGACGCAACCAACGAGATGTTTGGCTGGGTGTCGGAGACAATTGGAAATCAAGTCTCTGACGACCTCAGCCTATATCCCGTCGAGAGGCGTCTACTCATCGCATCGCTTACAGGCCACCTCCTGCGAGGCCTTCCACAGACGACCGGTCAACTCATGGGCAGCGTCACAAGCTTCCCAATCTTGAACATCGCAAATGCTGCTGTTTGCCGATGGGCGATTGAGATCGACAAGGGTCGACCAACAACGCTCAGGGACGCCCCACTCATGATAAATGGGGACGACAACAGCTTCCGAAGCACAAGAGTGGGATACGAGGCCTGGCGGCACATCGCGGCGTTCGCCGGACTGAAGGAGTCGGTCGGGAAGACCTACTTCTCCAGGGAATTCGTGGAGATAAACTCAACACAGTTCCTGAGGGTGGAACCTCAACCGAAGACCGTCACGGGAAGATCCGGCAGGCTTGTAACTCGACTGATACCTTTTGCCATGACACAATACGTCAATATGGGCTTGATGACCGGAATGAAGAGGTCCGGTCTCAAAGTTGGTCTCGGCGACCAAGGAGACCCCAGATCAAACATAGGTGTCAGGTATCGTGAGTTGCTACGACTATGCCCAGAGGCGCTACGCGAGAAGGTGCACAAAAGCTTCATCAACAACCACAGGGCCCTCCTTGGAGCGGCAAGACTACCGTGGTACGTTCCGGAATGGTTGGGGGGACTAGGTCTCACGGGCCTACGAGAGCCTTCAGAGCTCGATCGCAGGATCGCGAAACTGATCCTTTTCAACTGGTCAAAGCACAGACCAGTGTCCCTCGCACACCAGGACGCACCATGGCGGACTTGGGAACTCGCCGCAGGGCGAGTTCCAGAGCCTTTCTGGGTGAAACGGAAGAATGAAGGGGTAGACGACTACACGTCGGTCGTTGCAACTAAATGCATCGATCTGCTGTTCGACTCGAGTGTCGGACTGGAGAACCTATATGAAACCAAAGGCGACCAGTTCAACTCGACGACGAATAATGCAATCATGAGAAATGCGAAGCTGTGGAAGGTCCCGAGAGGGGCCCTCCCACCTCCCATGTCCCTCGACGACATGATGTTCAGTCCACTCTATGCCTCCTATCGACCGGAAGCTACTCCTCGCGTTGTAAACATATCTCTTCTCTCTCTTGACTAAATTTTGGGGGAGGAGTGGGAATCTCCGAGGGGCTACGTCACGAACGATTGACTTTTACAATTCGGTCGCTAGTAAGTTGCCCTCACCCACTCCACCCGGTGC